TGTCAAGGTCAGGGTGCTGCTTCTTAACAGCTAACATCTTGCGACGATCTTCTGGCTTGAAATACCCCTTGGCTTCCAGTATGACTCCATTGGGAAGAATAAAGTCTGGGTAATAATTAGCTGATAAGGTGTAATTTAACTTTAGAGTCTCATATTCAAACTGGTGCCCATTCAGTTCGAACCACCGTGCCAGCTTCTCTTCGAGGCGGCTACGGTAAGCAGGCATTAGAAGGGAACGTCGTCCTCGTCATAGCCTGCTGGGCCGTCGCCTGGGTCAACAGACGGTTCAAAGCTGGGGCTACCAGTCTTGAAGCCTTCTGTCTTACCAAACAAAGCTGCCACCTCAGTTTCATCCATGCCGCCGCTGTCAGAACCGCCGTTGCTGACCATCTTGATGATCTGTGCGCCGCGTACCTTAAGCGAGCAGCCAACCTTTGCTCCAAAGACATAGGGCCTCAGGTCAATGATCAGCTTAACAACGGTGCCCTTCCAGACTTGGGTAGCAAGGTCAACGGGTACTCCGTCGGTGTCAACCCAAGGGAACATAGGGCTGTTGCTGTCCCCACCGTAGGAGACTTTGACAAGGCCACTCTCGTCCCATTTGGGAAGCTCAGCAGAGAACCGCTTACCGCCCATCTTGTTCTTACCCCATTCGAGGGCTTGCTCGTAAACAGCATCGAACTTGGGCAACTCCTCTTCGGGAATGCGGAAACCAATGGTGCAGTTGTTAAACTTACCGGAAGGAACAAGAGCATTGATGTAGCCTTCCAGTGTGGTGGTGATTACAAAGCGTCCGTCAGACATTTGTGGTGATGAGTTCGTGGTTAGCGTAAAGAGAAAGATGATCCATTAGGTTATCATCCAGTAGAAGATCAAGCTTGGTTGCTAAGTATTGAACATACTCAGGTATCCAGTCAAGACCATATTCAGTGTTGAATTGTTTTGCCAACTCCAACGCATAAGCGTCAGAAGGAATGACAAGATCCATCAACATTGTTTCAGTTGTGGTACTAGGCAAGGATCTGCTCCGTTACGGAGTAAGCCTCATCATAAGCCTCAAGGCATTGCATCGCATTACCTGCTGCTTCTGTGGCTTCAATAAGGAAGGCACATTCGGCAAAGGTACGACACAGGAACTCCTCGAAGCTTTCATCAGGCTCAGGAAGCCCAACGTTCTGCTCCACCCACTCCTCTACGTAGTTTTCTACAACCGAGATGTGGATGCCAAGCTTATCAGCAATTGTGATCGTGGAAAAAGACATCAGCAAAAGAAGTAAGCGGATTCCTGGACATCATTGATGTCAAGGGTATTTAACATGACACTTTCATCGAAGTCAACCCCCAGCTGGGTAGCCCAATCCTTAAGGACTGGTTGGGAATAGATCTCAACAAACTTGTCCCTGATTGCTGCGCCCATGGCGTCCATATCGCAGGAACGACCAAGTACACAGTCATGGATCACTGTAAAAGGAGCAGCCCATTCCGCAAATACGAGGTGAAGAAGGGCAGCATCAAGGCTATGAATAAGGTTGGGGCTAGCAGCCGTCTTAGCCTTTTTTAGGTCGATCTGTCGATCTTCCCAATCCTTTAACATATTTGTAGATACACGTTCGCCAAGTAATTTTGTACGAACTCTTTCTACTTCATTACGACGGTACTCTTGATGAACAGGGAATCCAGAAGGAGTCATCCATTCAATTGATGTAGCTCCAGCTTTAATGCGTTCCCCAGCAACCTTTTGGATAAACTCCATTGATCGACAAGGGCCATCAAAGACTTGTCTGACACCGTACTGATAGATAGCTTTAACTATCATCTGTAACTCACCCTTCTCAAGTTCAATACCCTTGAGTTCCTGACGGATGTAATCTCTCGCACTGTTAAGCGTAACCCCATAGGGCGTAGTCATCACAGTACGTTTGGTTACCTTTCTCGTAATATGCTGACGAAGATGCTCAGGAAGAATCTCCTTTGCTTTCTCCGCAACAATACGATACCCATCAGATGGTTTGTCAGTAGGAACTACATTGACCATCTCAGCAGCAATTCTATCCAATGCCAATGCTGACAAATGCTGGAGTCCAGAGCAAGTAGCATCTACTGACACAGGAAGACCTGATGTCTTCTTAGTCTTAGTAATGACACATTGATAGTACTCCAACACACTAGCAATAAAACACCAAGGTTCTTCTACCTTTGACCACTCAGAGATTGTTCCCTCAGGATCAGTAGCAAGATGACTCAAGAATTCATGGTTCTTATTGACCCATTCTATTCTTTCATCCATTGGTGCTTTATCCAGTCCATAAGTAGTAGCAACCTGAAAGGCTAACCACCATTCATTGACTGGTCCTTCCTCTTCAAAATAAACAAGACTCTTTTCGTAGTCTGTTCCTTGAGGACTGAAACTAGTAGGAATTGGATAGACTCTTCCCCGAAAGTCAAATGACCAGGGAATCCAGAAAGTTTCTTCCTTGTACTTGTTAGCTACATACAGGGTTTCAGTTGTCCTGTAGTTCTTCTGTGGCAGAGCTGAGTTCCGATCTTCAATCTCGGTTCTCATTCTCCGATAGGAAAGCTTATCCTCTTCCGAGGCTGTTTCCCATGGCTCTGGCTTTGACGGTGGAGGCGTTGGCTCCGCCGCTCGGAACTTACCCACCGTGAGGCGGCGTTCCATACAGAAATTGGCTAGTTCAAGAATCCTACCGTTGATGCGATAGGGCACTTTCTGGAGGCGGTTCAACATCGCAAGAGCGGTTGTCCCCCGTAGGTATGTGCAACCTGCTGGAATCCTAGTCCTGACAAGCTTTGTCAGCTTCCGCAGGTCATTGGTCAAATACCCCCCTTCATACCAGTCTGTCCAGTCGTTGGGTTCGCACAGCATAGGCCACATACAACCAGCAAACGCCTCAGCCTTCGCTAGAAGCGCCTCCTTGGCCTCTAAAAAGTCCGGATGGTGTACCACTAAGGTTTGCCTATCCGCAGGCCCCTTGGTGACGGTTTTAAGGACTATCCATCCTGTCGCTGTGGACAGGCGGTCCACTAGCCACCCCCCAACCTTATGTCTTGTGGCATTTGTCCATTGAAGAGGTTCGACATCATGACGCCTCATAACCGCACGATACCGTTGGACTTTATACAAGTACCCTTTGTGATCGTGAAGATGTCGTTGGGTTTGATTGAACAAATCTGGATGATTATCACAGAATTGATCAAGCATTATCTGGTGATAAACTGCTCTACCAATCTGAGTAGTGAGATGCTGATATGTTATTTGTGTTAATCGTCTAACACCTAACACATCAAGCGTACTCTTTGCTGTAATCAAAGCCAACACACCTGGATCACATTTGGTAACTGCTTGAATTTCTCGGGCATATTCAGCAGCATGACCCGCAGTAATTTTAGTTAGTTTACTGCTAATCTCCTCCGTTATAAGTTCTAACCCCTTATTAATAAAGGCAGAACCATAAACAGTAGAACTTGCATAGCAGCGTTCCTCAGCATTCCTAGTGCGTTCCCTGAGGCGTTTAATCGCTTCACTTCGCGCATCAAGTTCTCGCTGTAATTGTCGGGCGAGTTGCTCTGTTGTTGCCATTGATCAATCAGTCTCCGGTGTTGGGCTATCCTTAACAATGTTCCTAGCATTACGAATGATCATAATCCTAGACACAAGTTGAATCATCTTCTGAGTAATCTCAGCCTCATCCTCAGCCCCATCAAGACCAAGTTGAGCCATCAATAACTGCTCAGGATGAACATCAGGAAGTGGTGTTACTTCCCCAGTTTCAAGATCTTCCTCATGGGTAGCTAACACATCTTCATGTGCCTCCATCCTAGAACCAAGATCAATTAACCTATCAAGACCACAATGAATCAGTTTGTATAACTGACTATCGTAATCATCCTTCGTGTACGATTTCCAAGCCATTGATTTTAGGTGATCGTGAAGCCCGATTAAAGGCATAGTAAGAAAGAACAGTAGCTAATCCTTTTTTGTTAAGGTAGCTGTATTGATGGAGGTGGTTGCGTTTGGCTAGCTTACGCAACTGACGCCAAGTAAGAACATCAGCAAGGTGATGCGCTAACTCTTCAGGATTAGGAAGGTGTTGCCTACCCGTAAGTCTGATAGCTACTTCGAAGTCCACATTTCCTCCTTGATAAGGGTGAGTGAAAGAAGATTAATAGAAGGAAACAATTCCTTAATGGTCATGATTGCATGTGCCTTATTGTGGGCCATGATCTTACCAGAAGCCCCACAGGGACTGATAAATTCCCAACAGACTATGCTCATTTCGAATACGTGGGTAATCGAAAGCAATAATCAAGATGCGCCTCCTGGATCTTTTTTCTGACAAATTCAACACGTGGATCAACACCCATCGCAGCCATCCTAAAGATTTGAACGACCAATAGGCGTTGCATCTCATCAAGAGCATCACTGCCGTGCTTCTTAATTGTCTCAACTAACCTCCTCATTTCAGGAGGAAAGCTGTCCCAACTTGGTTCTCGTTCCTTAGTTCTTGCCATAACTCCTACACAATGGTAAAGGGTAAGCGATACGGTTTCTTATCTGATTTACTTCTCCTCTTCATAGCGTCTTTGTAACTTAACAGCGTCTTTGATACTGTTGAGACATTCCTCAAGGTATCCGACTTTGTTGGCAAGGCTGTGTCCTTTTGTGGTGACATAGAGTTGTGCCTGATGAATGATGGTAAGGATTCGTTTGTCAGATTCGGAATAAGAATAAGGCAGCGCAGTCCAGCGAATGGCTGCCTCACTAGCATCTCGATAAACCACACAGAATACGGCAATGGGATGGTTGGGCATGTGCCCAGTCGAATCATAACATGGGTGTCAATAGCCCCAGCTATAGGCGCCCCAGTCGGTGATGGGTTGTGATCGTGAACTTTTGGGGTAATGCTAAAAAAAGAGGGAACCATTACAGTTTCCCCATAATCTTACGGTAGCATTTAACGAGCAATAGTAACACCAACAGGAGCCCGGTAAGTGTGCTGTGGCTGGCCAATACTGGAGACGATAGCATAACTAAGAAAGGTAATGAAGATGGTCAGGATAATGTTCTTAGTCATCAATCAAATCCTCATCAAAATCAATTAAATCCTTTAAGTCCGCATGAAGCTCGAAGTATTCCTCAAGCCATAGATCAAGGAGTCTATCCTCATTGATAAAGTTATCCATCATTAGTAAAGGTCAACAGCATTGATCAAGTCACCCTCAGTATCGACACACTCAAAGCCAAGCTCACGGATAGTAGCGAGGTCTTGAGGTCTCAGGGTCTTAGTCCCAGCAAGGTTACACAGAAGCGTTGCTTCACGGGTCACTGGATAGGCGCGGACGTTCCCGTATGCCTCACGGATGCGGAAGGTAGCCTTAAAGATCGGTGGATGGATGGTGCGGGACATAGTTAGTGTGGGTAGTGGTTTGGTGTAGCTTTGAGGGCTACAGGAAAGGGACTAGTGGTTCAGTCCCCTACTTGTAATCGTCAAATCGCACCTAGTTGGCACCACTCGTTAGTTGGAAACTCCTTAAGTTCCTTAGTCAAACCATCAAAGATAAACCATTTAAAATCCTTTTGGAATACATAGTCCCCAGCTCCATGTTCCTTAAGAATGGCATTCATCCGAGACTTAGTAGTTGCGGTAAGCCAACCCTTATTGTTGAGAGATACGCCATCATACGTGATGCGGGCTATCTCGTGGCCATGGAGAAAGACACTAGTAGAGCCCCCAGTCGTGAAGACTGAGGTGTTGTCTTGCTGCCAATCCTTACTATCGGTGATAGCTTGATTCATCAGCTGTTCGATCTTACGCATTGTTAGAGAGAAGCGAACGGGTAAAGGTTTCGGTTCGCTTGTGCCAATGGTAGGCCCTGAGCCTGGTAGGGGCTAGGGAATCGCTTGAATCTGTAACAATCTGTAATAATTGACCATAGATCCTAGTGATAGCAAGAGATTAGCTATTCTCAATAAGCACACGTTATTGCGAATCGCACAGATTTTTTATCAATAAGAGACCAACGTGAGACAAGCGAGACGCCATCACCCCTCACCTAGGTCGAATCGCCCCTGATCTGGTCCATTGTGCCTGCGTATCTGCCTTTCAAGCAGATGATCAAGCCAGTGATACCAAGGGTTTTGGACTGGCCACAGCGGTTTGGACATGGTTCTGGACACGGATACCCCCCACCCCGATACTTTTGGCCAGGGGGGTGGGCTATGGGGGGTTCCGCGCGACGCCGACGATGCGTAAGGACTTCACACCGCTACGCCAAAAACTAAGGGGGATGTTACTCCCCCTGCTGGTAAACAAACAAACCCAGAATCCGTTCAGGAGATTCCCCCAAAAGACCTAAAGCCAAGTTGCATTGAGTACACAAGACACCACGGATAACGCCAGTGTTATGGCAATGGTCAATTACTCCTTGTTGATCACGTGTAGGAGCAGTCTCGGCCACTTTTTTTTGACAGCCAGGGTTCATACAAAAGGTTTTACCTTCTGGGAACATAGCTTTTACTTCATCGACTGTGATTCCATAGGTCCTGGCCCGAACCTTTCTAGCATTGGAAATTTTTCTACAGTCAGAGCAAACCTGACCATGACCAGAATCTCCTCGAAGCCGCAGATCGCTTTTCCACTGAATCCCACAATAACGGCATAGACGATCAAAAGCTTTTTGATCTTGTTTCTCCTTAACTGCCTTTCTTTCCAAAGCCTCCGAAAATCGTCTCTGACGGGCTTCAGCTACCTCGGTGGCCTTAGCATACGCAACAGCCTTTTGACAGGCCATACAGGACGCCTGAAGGGCCTTAGAAAGTATGGATGGTTTGGCTGGCACCACCAGATCGTTTGAGCACTCTAAGCATCGAACGATTTTGGTTTTAATCTTTTTGGTAGATCCACTGTTTCTAGAGGATTCATTACGAGGAATTACTTGAACAGGACCATCACCAACAATTTGTTTCATGGTTTGTTTTTGTTGTGTTGAAACACAATAGGCCATTGCAAGGACCTACAGGGACCCTCTGAGGAGCCGGAGGTGCAAGGACACCTACGGAGAGTCAGAGGGGTGCTCACGGTCCACCCAGGGGGCAGTGAGACGCATCTCATCAAAGAAGCTATCACCGGTCTCGGAGTAGACGGGTTCGGTAATGACAACCTCAGGTGGATCAATCTGCTCATATTCCTTGATAGCCTTGTCAACCGTCTGCTTAACCGGAATGTCGATGTATTTATTCTCAATCCACACCAACCATTTATGAACCAAGAACAAGGCCCAATCAGGCAGGAGTTGTTGGAGCCGTTTATACAGCTCCTTAAACTCGTTAAGTTTTAATTCACGACTTCCCATAAGTTAGGCATCTCTTCATTAAGGATCCGATTGATTTCTTCAGCAACAAGACGGTGTTCGATCTGTGTTTCTGGTCCACGCCTCACTTGGAGGTAATGAATCCACGAGCGGATTGTTCCTGCCATGTAAAGACGGGTAGGACTATTCATGGGAAGGATCTTCCTTGCTGACTCCTTAGCCACTCCTGCTGACAACATTTCCCGGTAGAGGTGTTCAGTGTCTTCAAAGAGAGAACTGATGCGTCGGTAGAACGCCTGTGTTTCTTCTCGGGTAAGGTTATCATGGGAAGCTTGCCTATTGCTGTGGTCTTGCCTGCGAAGTTGAGGAATGTCAATTCCCCCCAGCCCTTCAGTCGTGGAAGCGTACCTCTGGCTGAACTCTTGAAAGGAGAATGACCGATGACGAAGGATCTGTGCTGAGATGTCCCGAGTGGTATTAATCTCAAAGCAAGCAGAAGCCATTTCAAAAGGAGACCAATGCTTATGCTTTACTAGGTACCTAAGTAACTTCCCCGTTGTATCCAGCGTCTGCTGACCCTTGGGATTACTTACTCTGGCACAGTATTCAATTTGATGTTCTGCTGCTGGTGTGATCCAGATGAGTTTAGCGGACATTGTAATGGTTGATGTGGTGGTAGTAACAGTGGTATTAGTTATAGTTGTTATGATTGTTACTTTTCTTTCTATAACAGCTGTATCGGATAGGTCACGATGTATCACATTACTACCTATCGGATACATTCTTCCTTAAAGAACAATAAAGAAGAATATTAATGTTAATA